CTCGCCGCTCGGCTGGTACTCGTGGCAACAGGCGGTGAGGGACTGGCTCGAAGCGACGTCGGACGAGAACAGCAAGGACAAGCTGCGGACGTTCTTCAACACGGTGCTGGGGCTGACCTGGCGAGAGCGTGGCGACGCGCCGAAGTGGGAGCGGCTCTACCGACAGCGCGACGGGTACAAGATCGGCACGGTGCCTTCGGGCGCCTACGTCCTGACCGCCGGCGTCGACGTGCAGCAGGACCGCCTCGAGGTCGAGGTCGTCGGATGGGGGCCGCGCATGGAATCCTGGTCCGTGGCCTACGAGGTGCTGCTCGGCGATCCCGCTAAGGAGGAGACCTGGGGCCAGCTCGACGAGCTGCTGGGCAAGGTGTGGCCGCACGCCGACGGCGGCGAGCTGCAGATCCGCGCGATGGGCGTCGACGCCGGCCACGCGAGCGAGGACGTCTACCGCTACGCCGCCCGCCACGGCCCGCGGCGCGTCATGGCGCTGCGCGGCCAGGACCGGCTGGCCCAGGTGCTGGGCCCCATGCGCGTGGTCGAGCTCAAGCGCGGCCGCCGCGCCAAGGTCAGCCGCCGCGGTGGTCGCTACTTCCCGGTCGGGGTGTCCCACTGCAAGGTCGAGCTCTACGGCTGGCTGCGCCAGGACCCACCCCTCAAGCCCGGGGACCGCGCGCCGTTCGGTTTCTGTCACTTCCCCGAGTACGACGAGGAGTTCTTCCGGCAGCTCACCGCCGAGGAGCTGATCGTGCGGCGGGTGCGGGGCTACGCCAAACCGGAGTGGACGAAGACCCGCGACCGTAACGAGGCCCTCGACTGCCGCGTCTACGCCCGGGCGGCTGCCTACCACGTGAAGGTCGACCGCTTGACCGAGCCCCAGTGGCACCAGCTCGCCGAGCTCGCCGCCGCAAAGCCGGGGGGCGAGCCGAAGCCCAAGCCCCGTCGGCGCAAGCGCAAGGCGCCCGCGTCCGACCTCGACCTAGGCGACCTGGGCACGGTCGACCTGTAGCGCCAAACCTGGGAACGGCCACCGCCAGGATTCCGGGGGGCAAACCGACGCCGCACAAGTGAGGACGGCCAGCCGCCGAGCTCGGCCGCTCCCGAATGCCGCCCGAGACCACGGAACAGAAGCTCGAGAAGGTGCAGGCCGCGATCGCGACCGGCGCCATGGAAGTGCGATTCGAGGATCGCACGGTGAAGTTCCGCAGCCAGGAGAAGCTCCTGGCGCTGGAGCGTCGCTACAAGCGCGAGCTCGGCCAAGGGACCGGCGCCCGGCGCCGCAAGGCCACGTTCGAGACGGGGCTCTAGGTGCTCGAGCGGTTCGCCGACGACCTGGTGGGCCTGGTGTCCCCCAAGCGCAAGCTGCAGCGCCTGCGCTACCGCCACGCCGCCGAGGCTGTCGACAGGCTGATGGGGCGCGACGGCTACGAGGGCGCGTCTCGTGGCCGGCGCATGGCCGGCTGGCACACGAGCCAGCAGAGCGCGAACGCCGCGATCGAGGTCGACGGCCAGCTACTGCGGGACCGCGCCCGCGACCTGGTTCGGAACAACCCCTGGGCGGCTCGGGGCCTGCAGGTGCTCGCGACCAACGTCGTGGGGTCAGGGATCCGCCCCCAGCTGCGCGTCGAGGACGACGGCCAGCGGCGCGAGCTCGAGGACGCCTGGGCACGCTGGGCCGAGAGCACGGACTGCGACGCGGCTGGGCAGCACAACTTCTACGGCCTGCAGGAGCAGGTCGTGCGGGCCGCGGCCGAGGGCGGGGGGTGCCTGGTGCGCCGGCGCTTCCGTCGAGCCTCGGACGGCCTGGAGATCCCGATGCAGCTCGAGCTGCTCGAGGTCGACTACCTCGACGACCACCTAGACCGGGAGCTCGAGGGCGGCGGCAAGATCCTGGGCGGGATCGAATTCGACGTCCTGGGCCGCCTGCGGGGCTACCACCTGCGCTACGAGCACCCGGGCGACCGCTACCTGCGCAGCTTCGAGTCGCGGTTCGTGCCGGCCTCGGAGGTACTGCACGTGTTCCGCGCCAAGCGCGCCGGCCAGGTGCTGGGGGTGACCGAGTTCGCGCCGGCGATCACGTCGCTGAAGGAGCTGAAGGAGCTCACCGACGCCCACCTGGTGCAGCAGAAGATCGCGGCGTGCTTTGGGGCGCTGGTCACCAAGGACCCCGCCGAGGACGAGCTCGCCGAGGCTCTGCCGGATGCGGAGGCCGCAGGGGGAGAGCCTGGCGACGAGCTCGAGCGCCTGGGCCCTGGCCTGATTCAGTACCTCAACCCCGGCGAGGACGTGAAGTTCGGCGACCCGCCGCGCGCCGACGGCCTCGAGCCGATGGTGCAGACCCACCTGCGCGCGATCGCGTCGTCGCTGGGGATCAGCTTCGAAGCGCTGACCAACGACTACCGGCAGGTGCCGTTCAGCGCCGCCCGGATGAGCTGGGGCGAGTCGGAGCGCACGTTCGACAGCTGGCGCCGTGGCGCCGTGGTGCCCAGCTTCTGCGCCCCGGTGTGGCGCTGGTGGGCTGACGCGCGATTCCTGGCGACTGGCCAGGAGGTCGACGTGCGTCCGACGTGGTCGAGCCCGCGCCGCCTGATGCTCGACCCGGTGAAGGAAGCGACTGGTGCGGCGACCCTGATCGACAACGGGCTGCTGAGCCGTGACGAGTGGTGGCGCCAGCACGGCTACGAGCCCGACCGGATGCGCACCGAGGTTTCCCGAGACCGAGAGCGCCAGGAAAAGCCGTCCGAGCCCGAGTCGGGGGGCAAACCGACGCGCTGACCTGAGCCTATGCCGAAGTCGCTTCAAGCACCCGACGGGCACCTGTTGTGCCGCGCCGAGCTGCGCCCGGGGACCTTCAACCGCGAAGCCCGCACGGTTGAGGTCGTTCTGAGCCGCGGCGGCGCCCGGATGGTGACTATTCCGGGGATCGGCCGCGTGCGGGAGCGGCTCGAGATCAGCGAGGAATCAGTCGACCTGCGCCGCTTGCGCGCCGCCGGCCCGGTGCTTGACTCTCACGGTCGCGACAAGAAAGGCCCCCCGACGACGCGAGATCAGCTCGGCAGCGTGCAGGACGCCTGGCTCGAGCGCGACGGCGAGGAGATGGTGCTCGTGGCCCGGCTGCACTTCCGCCGCACCGCCGCGGGTGAGGAGACGATGCAGGGTGTCGAGGACGGCGACGTGCGCAGCGTGAGCGCCGGCTACCGCGTGCTCGAGTACCGCGAAGAGACCCAGCCCGGCGACAAGGTGCGCTCGGTGGTGGCGGCGCGATGGGAACCGTGGGAGGCCACGTTCACGCCCCTGCCTGCAGAAGCAACCGCGGGAGTCCGGTCGGCTGAGCTGACCAGCGACCGCGATCCCAACTTCAACGACGACGGCCACGAGGCCACCCCAATGGACGACGAGAACCCGAACGGCGGCGGTGGTGAGGCCCCGGCCGCCGGCGACGAGACCACGACCCAGACCCGCTCGGATCAGCCCGACTCCGGCGGAGCTCACCCGGTGACCGCGCCGGCGCCCGAGCCGGTCGCTACCCGGACGGCCGACGAGGACGCGACCCTGCTGCGCCGAGGCGGCGAGCTCGAGCGCCAGCGAATCCAGCAGATCGGCGACCTGGCGACTCGCTTCGGCCTCGCCGACGAGGAGCTGGTCACCCGCATGGTGGACGACGGCGTGCCCGTCGCCGACGCGCGAGTGCAGATGCTCGAGCACCTGGCGACCCAGGCCGAGCCCCTGCGCCGCAGCGGCACTCTGAGCGTGGGCGAGACCGAGGGCACCAAGATGGCCCGCAGTGTCGAGATCGCTCTCGAGCACCGCCTGGGCCTCGCCGAAGGCGAGATCGAGGACGACGGCGCGCGTGCCCTGCGGTTCCGCAGCCTGCTCGACCAGGGCCGCGAGCTCCTGACGCGCCACGGCATCCAGGTGCGCCAGGACCCCTCGGGCGCCGCTCTGGACATTCTGAGCTACCGCTCGGCCCAGAGCTCGTCGGACTTCGGCGGCGTGCTGGCCAACGTGGCGAACAAGTCGCTGCGCCGGGCCTACGGCATGACGCCCCAGCGCTGGAAGGCGTTCGGCCGCGCCGGCCAGGTGCCTGACTTCAAGGAAGCCCGTCGCGTGCAGCTCGGCGCGATCGGCAACATGGTGAAGAAGCCCGAGGGCGGCGGGATCAACTACAAGTCGATGGTCGACGCCTTCGAGCGCATCCGGGCCGAGACCTACTCGCTGGGGTTCTCGATCACGCGCGAGGCGATGGTCAACGACGACCTGGCCGCCTTCTCGCGAATCGTGCCGAACATGGCCGCGGCGGCGTCGCGAACGATCGACACGGCCGCATTCGCGCTGCTCGAGTCGAACCCGACGATGGAGGACGGCAACCCGCTGTTCGACGCGGCGCACGGAAACCTGG